ACCAGTGGCAACCCAATCCAGTAATAAGCCTGAGACAATAGGTCCAGTATAAATCGGAAGATTTAAGGCGTTGAATGTATCTACATAATCCTGCTGTGCCGTATTTTGAGCAGCAACAAACCCTTGAAGATCATCATCATCAGAATACTCTTGATATAAATAAGATGGAATGACGGTCAATAGCCCTGTCGGATGATAGACAGGAAATGGCCGTCCAATTGTACCTCCGACTTGTCCTGGGACTTGAGCCGGAGAATAACTAACCGAATATTCTTTGCTAAAATATGAAGAAAACTTATGTCCTGAGGTATCAGCATTAACCCAGATACTTGATCCTGGAGGGACAATGAACGTTTGCCCCGGTGCAAGTTTTATCGTAGAACTGTAATAAGCTGCGGCTGTAGGACCAGTAATACTGATATATAAGATTTCTGCTGTAGCAATTTTTTGATCTAAATAAGATAGTGGGTTAGTGACCGCGCCACCATCTTGGTTAATGATAGAATCAGCGACAAGTACAGATTTACCTGCTAATAAAACAACATCCGTATAGCCTTGTATAAGAGATCGCATTCAACCCTCAGTAACTATGATTTGGCTTGTGTCTGTATAAAAATAGCTATTGATGTCACCAAAGATACACTGCGTTCCTGGTGATGGAGATACCCCAACACCATTGATAGATATTTGAAATGTCAAGTCTATAATCAATTCACCCGGTAATATATTGGCAACTGCCTCTAAGAAAACTTGTGACAACACATTCAGGTTAATTGGAGTTGTTCCTGCCGGTAATCTATTAATATAATCTATAATAGCCGGAACTGCCGCTTGCGCCATGGCAGAAACAGAAACATAATTAAGAGAATTAGTAATCCAAGTCACTGTCATCGCCACTGTTTCCTGCGGTGGAATAACATAAGGAATGGCATAACTGTCAGGATAATCATAAATCGTAACAATATTATTGATCGGATTTGGAGTTACAATTCCACCATACTGATATTTACCCCATGCAGAACTATCAATAGGAATTGAGAATGTCTTGGCAGTCAATACAGTGACCGGATAATACGACCCATTCAAAAATGGGAATCCAACCACTCCATCTATTCTTTCTACATCCCCAGTTACTAGATTATGGTTATCTGCTGTTGAGATAACAGCAGGATTTGAATTGGCGATATTAGCGATGCTTATTGTGGCACCAGAAAGTCCCGGAATATAGAAATCAGCCTGCCAGATTGCATAAGCCACCTGATAAGAATCGCCACCACCTGCAATAATGATATAGTTGTTTCCATCTTGTCGTACTGAAACAAGACGCGTCTGAACTCCCGGCACATTCGACAATAGAGTCTTAAGATACCGACCCATTCCTGTCGAAGCAGCAAGGCCAGCGGTGAAACACCTCTCTCGAAAGATTTCAATTGGCTCACCAGCCGTCGACGGAAATCCATCTACCGGATTTGTAACAGACAGAGCTATATTGGCAGGAACAGAAGTACTTAATTGAGTAACACTATACGCCAGAACCTGCCATGCTCCTCCTTGTGTCGCCAAAGCATAGACTGGAACAGTCTGTCCATCTGTTCCACAAATAGCACCATCCTGACAAACATATTGGTACGTTCCATCAGAAACCACGAAACCCTGAGCCACGACATAGCCGGGAGGACCAGTAAAGACGACGTAGACAGATGTATTGGTGATAGGCTGTTGATCTACTCCATAAAGAGTACCAAGCTGGCTCAACAAATAAGCATTGGCACCATAGGGAGTGACAGAGTTTACCAAGTCTACTAAGAAACTATCACTCTCAACAAGGGCATAGGTGTCTGTGCTAGATACATCCTCGATTAATGAGCCGGGAAGGTTGGCTGTATAATCAGGATTTGTTGCAGCAACAAGTGTAATCAATCTATTCCGCAGATCTGCTGGAGCTGCCGGTTGTAGACCTTGCGTTGTCATAATGATAGGAACGACAGCCATTAGATGGGTTGCTCCATTGGATAACGAGGGGCAGTCTGCACACCAATAAAAGAACCATAGTTTGTCAGAACACTGATATTATAGGCTGGCACTGGTCTTCCATCATCACTATCTGGTGCTCCTTGTGCAATAGGGGTCGGGGTTATAATGAGCGAAGCAAAGAAAGGTGCGAATTGTTGCTGTGTTCGAACCATATAGAAATCCGGGAAAATTTGCAAAACGACAGAAGGATGAGCTGGAATACCATAGTTCGCAAAAAATGGGCTCTCACCCAAGTTTAACTTACAGACCTGAGCAAGTGTGGTCAGCCAAACAGAATCATTATAACCATTGGCGTCAGTAGTGATAATCCACCATTTCTTTTTGCCGGTGAGAACATCTCGCGTGCGGCCATAAGTTCGCATTGGTGTACCTCAGCCTAGCCTCGCATAGCTATTATTGGATGGTCCTTGTTCTGTCATAATTCTTGCATATTGTCCTTTCTGACCATCACCACCGATATAAGCTTTGCCGCCAGCCGTGACACTAAGGTGAGCATGGTCATTTTGTTTATCTACAACCATGCTGTGTTCACTATCTGTACTCTGCACAGTGGATTTTTTATTCTTATCGAAACTAAATTGTGTTTGATCTTGATCCTGTTGCTGTTGCCCAGATCCATTACTAGACCCACTAGTGCTGCTGGTTCCAGATGTCGTAGCATCCCGAGTACTAATTCCTAGCCGCTTTCGCACTCTTTCTTGTTCAAGACGAAATGTAGATGGTCTGAGCATAGCTACATTTGCTGACTGCCCGCCATTCTGTTGCTGTTGTTGATCCTGCTGTTGCTTTTGATGTGCCCCTACTATCCATCCGTTAGGCCCACCCATATGGGTTAGCTGATCATAATCACGGGTCGGATTCTGTTTATGACTGGTACCATTAAATGATAGCGTCGTCAGATTGCCGCGCGGGTAAAAGTCAGTATTACCACCAGAATCGCCAGTAACACCGCCAAGATAGTAATTGCCTGGAACAGCGTATCCCTTATCCCCGACCTGCGTCGGTTCACGAGAGTACTGGGACCATGACTGCGGGATCTTAACTGTTGGTGGCGTGAAGATACCATTTTGGGTCTCGAAAGCTACGTGGATAAAGTCTTTATCAACTTTTGTCACATGACATGGCATAGACTTGGCTTGTTGTTCGCTATGCGTATTGATCCGCTTACCGGCCCATTGGTTCATCTTATACATGAATGGATGCTTATGTGAATCGTAGCGTCCCATTATGGTGTCACCTCAAAAGCCCCGTTGCGGTAAATGAGCGTAGATGTCCGGAATACTCCAGCAGCCATGTTCATCAGTCTATTTACAGAACCAAGGATATTAATCGGTCCAGGGTCACTAGCCAAAGGAAATGAAAATGACAAAGCATTAATATGAAGCGATCGCCATTTCTGATTTAATATTACTGGATCACAATTTTCCAAAGTAAAATCAACGATCGTACCTGGAGGTGTATTTAACCCAGCAACAGAAAGTGGAACAGGCCATTGACTAGGATCTACCATTGTTACGATTACTGCTTTTTGAAAAATATCATAAACAATAGACTCTATTGCACGCGCTGGAGGTGTTTGAACAAGAGGAGTTGTAATAATCCATGTACCATCTACTCCATAAATGTCGATATAATATCGTTGAGCAGAAATATTCCAAGTAATTTCTATATTATAATCAGCCCCATCCAATGTTGCTCTAAAACTGGGAGCAACTAAATTAGAGGGAAGAAATGGAATAACTGTTGTCATGTTAACTAATACCAGAGAATGAAAATCCAGCATTATTTGGTAACGCCGGATAATTATTTAAGAAGGTAGCAGTACTCATTGTAGCTGGAAAGCTAGAACCAGCACCGGCCGCTAATCCAGTTGATGGATCTATAGCAAGTTGTGATTGCTGAACTGAAGTACCGGACTGAATACCAGATTGATTTCCGAGTGTAAATGTTCCATTAGTAATTTTAGACATGAGTTGATTTTGGGCACCTGCAAGATCAGACAAGGCAACGAGTGGTTTTTCAAAATCAAACCGCCATGCATTCTGTGGTAAAGAATTATTGCCACGTGAATTATCAGTCAAAGAAGTCATAATCAAATTTTCATACATATAAGCCGGAGTAACAACGGTATAGGTTCCTCCTAGATTATTATGGTTATCAAGTGTAGTCTTCAGCGCAGTCATAACCATTTGCTTGATTGCCCACGCATTCTGACCACGCATGGGAGCATCCATAATAACAGAAAGAGTTAATGGTTCTCGAATTGTCGCATTCGCTGCCACCCACTGATTAGCAAATGGATACTTAGAAATCTGCTGACTAACAAGTGTTCCACCCGGTAAGATATTGAACGCACCAAATGCATCATCTAAATCACCAATATCAAATGGAAGTCCTATCGAATTAACTGAGTTTCCACCAGAAAATAAAGTTAGTATCGGTAAATATCCACCAGGGATCTGAGCAGCTATGCCACCAGAAAGAACAATTGGGCAAACTTGATATGATAGTTGGACAAAAGTGTTGCTCGCAGGCATTAGCCAGTCATCCCCGCTGCGGTCATGAAGAGATTAGCACCTGGAACATTTCGAACTACAAGACTTGTAGTCCTATTCATTTGCCAATTATCTGCAGATAAAGGTCCTTTTTGACTTTTTGCTACAGAACTAGATTGTTGTCCTCCTAGTCTTCCAAAAGCCCCTTGACCGGAGAAAGATTGAGGAGTCATCTTCGCGGCTGCTGCTGTTCCCATTGATGCAAAAGAAGGTGCTGATGTTGATACCGGAGGAGTAGCAGTAGCAGTAGCAGTAGCAGGTGTAGAAATCAACTTCGCGGCTGCTGCTGCCGCAGTCGATGCAAAAGAAGCTGCTGTAGGTGCAGTAGAAGGTGCAGTAGAAGGTGCAGTAGAAGGTGCAGTAGAGATAGGCTGCCGAGGCAGTGTCGTAATTGCTGGATTCTCTGGAGTAGAAGCTAAAGGCATTGAAGTTCTACCGGAAGATTGCATCCAATTACCGAATGTACTTCCAGGAGTTTGCGGAACATTAAAACCCGGTACAGAGGTCTGAGGAATACGAAGCCCACTGGCACCACCACCTCCGCCACCACCACCAAATCTAAATGCAGGAAATGCAGAAGCAGCAGGAGCAGGAGTCGTAGGAGCAGGAGGAGTAGTGGGAGCTTGAGTCGTAGGAGCAGGAGGAGTAGTGGGAGCTTGAGTCGTAGGAGCAGGAGGAGTAGTGGGAGCTTGAGTCGTAGGAACTTCAGTAGAAGGTGTTGTAGTGGTTTCTTTCTGACCTTTTTTATATGAATCAAATCCTATTAAACCTTTTAGATAAGGAGTCCCATGTTTTTCAATCCAATCATGCACTGCTCCGGCTCCCATGGCTTGCGCGGCGCTCGCCATAGGCTGTTTTTGTGGGAATAATGTGTTTAATATATTCACAGTAGTCTTCAAAGCATCAACAAGTGCAGTAAACGCATTTTCTAATTGTTCCATTGTTGGTAAGTAATCTTCTATACTCTTTATAAAATTATTAATATCCTCTGTAGTTAGTTTTTTCATCTGGTCAGCTAACTTATCAATCCAATCAGATAACTTCTTGATAAGTTTTTGAACTTCTGGAGCATCCATTAATGCCTTGATTACATGCGTAAATCCCTCACTCAAATGTTTTAACGGCTCAGCAAGGTCAGCAAGCTTTTCTCCTAAAAAAGTCTCTATCTGCGCTCCAGCCACTCTGAGTTGTGTATAGAATGTAGTCCACGCAATCTGTGCTGCATCTGAAATCTTGAGTTGGTCCTTGTATTTATCAACAAGCTTGCGCTGCATCTCGTATTGCTTCTGACCTTCT